CTGATTGAGCGTAAATGCTCCTTCAAAATTGTTATTACCAAACGCAAAAAGAGTTTGCGGTTGTGGTTCATAGTGAATATGCTTTGTCATTTCTTTTAGCCTTTCCAATGCTTCTTGAGAAGGATGGTTCACAAGAATAGGATTGTTTACATTTCTTCTAGCATCAGAAATCGAAATGAAATCTCCTACTGAAACAGTAATTGTTTCACTAAATGATTTTAGATAAGGAAGAAGGTGCGAAGAGTCGGCAACAAAATTACCATTCTCTTCTCCTTCAACTGTTAGATTAATCTTCACCATGAAAGTAGAATCGCCATTATACAACGAAAGAGTATTCTCATAAAGATGAGCATGGAACGTAGTGCCTAAATTACCACTACTGAACCCACTATTCCTTAGTTGCTTTCCCTTTACTTGTAGGCTTTCTAGTGCTTCTTTGAATTCATTACTATCTACATTAAACTTCGTCATACCTTACCATCTCTCAATTCAGGAATACCATTCCAATTTACATTTCCATTTTTAATTTCTAAAGATTCCCAAACTGTTCCAACAAGTTCGGTATTCGTTTTACTACTGAGTAGTTCTGCTTTGTAGACAACATCTCCTTTACGAAGCGTTCTCTTTGTTGCGATGATTTGATAAAGATAATCACCCCAGTTATGCCAATTTGGTTTTGCACCAATTACCTCACCAGTTGCGCCATAATCAGCCTTTGAGTGAGTAATGTAGATTTGGTCGCAATTTAAATTCTTACACATCATTAGAAGAGAATAGAATGGTGCGTTTCTTTTGCCCCATTCAAACTTCATCTTTTGTGGCTTTCCAATCTTAGAAGAACCAGTAACGTGTAGTGTGCAACAATCAAGCCACTTGTCAATTCCATCGAAGACAAAAAGAACGTCTTCGCCCTCTTCAATCTTAGACTTTACATGAAGAACAAAGTCTTCTGAATTTGCTTCGGACTTTTGAATGTCCAATTCGCCATTTGCATTTCTAACTTCAGGATTCCAAAGTGTAATCCTATCTGTCATTTCATGGTTCTGTCTCCATGTTGGTTCGCATCCATCATCCCAATCTAAAACATAAATTTGCTTGTCGGGAAAGTCTAAAGCCAAACCACTCTTCACGGTCTTAGGTTCGCCCCAAATACCGCAGACCAAACGGCTGTTACGGCTTAGTCTTGTTTGTGTTTGCTTCTTCAATTTCTCTTGAAATGCAACCAACCTGACGTTGTTTTGCACATCATTACTTACTGCTTTTCCTTTAGTTTGTGTTAAACTCATTTTAATCCCTCCATCTTTTAATGTCATTTTCTGTATAAATTGTTCCAATATTGCCTTTTAATTCACTCCATGCTTCTAGAATGCTAATGGCATCAGAAACAGTTTCGGCCATGACTCTAGCCTCTTTTGTTCCAATATGGAATTTAAGTAGATACTGGTTACTGTTGTTTTCGTTTTGTGTGAATGTAATAAACTCCACCGAATTCAAATCAATAACGTAACTTCCTTCCTTTACTAGAAATCTATCTTGTTTGATATTCAAACTTCGACCCCCATAAATGCTCCATAATTGTAAAGGAAAACATCTCTTTCTTTTTCTGTCATAAAGACAATTATATATCCGCTAGCGGAATAAATCTTAACTGTCAATTCATCTGTAACGCCATCCCTTGACCAAGAAAAATGTTGAATCTTGTCAAAGTGAATGAACGCTCTGTTTGTTTGTATTGCATTTTTGTATATCATATTAATTACCTCAAAATAGGGCATTGCACCCATTCGGACATCTATTTCTTCCAATAAGTTCATGTCTATACTTACGCCTGTGGGGAGAAACCAAACCCCATTGGAATTCAATCAGAACCAATCAAAGTCTTCCTCAACTGGTTGTGTTGTCTCTTCTACGGCTGAACCATGCTTAACGGTGCATAGAAGACCTGCGACGTTAATCGTTACAGGTTCTACTTCACCATCAACGGTTCTTTGACTTGTTCTTCCGACAACAATGACGGATGAACCAATCCCAAAATCAAGAGTAAGATGTTCGGGAATCCAACAAGTAATCATGCCAGAATCATTCTCATAATCCAATTCAGCATTCAAATCGGTAATGTTGATAATTCTGTTACCATTCTTTGTTGGAGTCATATTCATATTACAGACTGTTCCATCAGTAACAATGAATCTCTCCTTTGAAGGAAGGGCTTGACGCTGAATGTGCGCCTTATCCATTTCTACCAAAGGAACGATATGAGAAGAGAAACTCTCCTGCAAAGCAGATTCAAAGTTGAAATCTGACATATCTCGGAAAGCATCATTCTCAGGGTCAAGTGAAGCATTCATTTGTAGACTGTTAATTGTCATATCAGTTGCTCCATAAATGTCCGTTCCATTAGAACCTTCGATACATAGGAAATGAACCCATTCAAAGGTATTTGGTTTGAAATCAATTCCACCTTGATTCTTATAAGAGAAGTAGAACATCTTCATTTCTTCTCCACCAATAGAACCGTAGAAAATTCCTGCTCGTCGGAACTGTTCCTTCGGAAGTGGTTTACCATAGTTATTGTTTTTACCACCATTCATGTAAGTTGCTGTGCTATCTAGAGGAATAAAGATTCTTCCATCTTCTAGCGTTTCAGCACCATCGGGTAAAGAAGCGACAACCTTTTCCTCATACTGTCCGTTATAATAACGTGATACAGTAAATTTACCTAGAGCGTTTTCTGTTGCTACTGCAACAATACCCTTCTCAAGAGCATTATCTTCATCTCGCAAAAACTCTTCCTTAGCCTTTGCTCGATTCCAACTCATCATATCTCTAGGAGATTCTAGAGAGACAAAGAAACCAAATGCATTCTTGTAGTAAGAATCAGTTGTCTTGTTACCACTCTTTTGGCTTCTCTTAGCGTTAGCCACATAGTTTCTCCAAAGACCCAAACCAATAGGGTTTGAATCCTCAATTCCGTTCTGTTGGCAAAGTTCAGCAAACTTCGCCATAGCATCATCTTGAGATATACTCAAGACTTCTGCGCCTTTCATTACTTCGGTTTTCGTATTTTCATCCATTTTTTTCACCTTATTTTTTTTGTTTTTTTGTTTTGTATTTTCACAATAATTGACCCACCATCCATGATACTAGAACTCTTGGGGTCATGCTATTGGAACGCCATTCTGTTTCTCCTACTGTCCTTAACAGTTTGAATTTTAAAGTGCTATCAAGTCCCTCCGAACTAACAATAGCATCGTGCAACCCATTACAAATTTCTTTGAGGGTTTTGCCTTGAAATAATAAGCCATGAATTTCACCTAACACATTTTGATTCTTATTTGTAATCTTGATTAACAACTCATGGTATTCGCTTAGGGATATTTCGACTTGTTTTTTGAGGGTGGTATTACTTGACTTGGCCGCCTGTATTTCCGTGATTGCCCTCCTCATATCACCATTCATGGAGTATAAAAAGCCCCCTAAGTCGTCGTCAGAAAACCTAGTTACGTTCTCTTTGACAAGAATAGATTTTATCATATCTAACATCTTTTCATTTGTAATTGGTTTGAAATGATAATTAGCACATCTACTTTGTAATGCAAAGATAATTTTATTTCTATCATTGCAAGTAATAATAAATCGAATATTGTTGGCATAACGCTCCATGATACGCTTTAGTGCATTTTGAGCATCGGTTGTCATACCATCCATTTCATCTAGTAAACAGACTCTAAATGGAACATCGCCTAGAGTTCCGCTTTGTGCTGCTTGCTTAATTGTCGTTCTTACATTTTCTAGTTTTCTATCATCAGATGCATTTATCTCAATGAAGTTATCACTAAATGAATCACCTAGTATTTCTTTTGCAAGAACAATACCTGCGGTTGTTTTACCATTACCGCTATTACCATAAATTAATACATTCGGCATATTGTTATCTTGTTTCCAAGACTGGGCATCCATTACAAATTCTTCTTGTCCATAAATATCTGATAGTCTATTTGGTCTATATTTTTCTGTCCATAACATTTTTATTCACTCCATCTTCTATTGCTAATATCTTTTCGAGTTAAACGACGATACACACGATGTTTTGTGCCGTCTCTTTTTGATTCAATCAATCCCATTGATTCTAATTCAATAAGAAAGGTTGTAATTGCATCTGATGTAATCTCCATCACATTAGGATGCGCTATTCTTCGCAGTTGCGAAAGAGTTCTAAATTCATTATCAAGTGCTAAAAGAATGATTGCATAATTTGTTCTCATAAATTCTTTATCAATATCTCTAAAGGTTTTAGTTATCTCTAGAGTCATGTCTACTCTTGTAAGAAAACCTTTTCTGTCTCCTAATTTAAATTCATATTTCATTTATTCTCACCTGTAAATTGAAAGAGCGAGGTTTGCTCTATTTTTATTGGGTCTAATTTTTTACGCTTCTTTTTCTCGCCCAAACGAAAAAGCCTTGAATCTGCATTGTTTAGTTTGCCTCTAGCCCAATCTTTGAACGCTTCATCTTTCAGAAGTTGCTCAAAGACCTTTACTTCTTTAACGCCTAATTTTCTGGCTAAGTATGGCTTTTTGCTGTATGTTCCTCTAGTGGGCATATTCATTCTCCCACTAGTGCCTCCCATATGTGTGTATGCGAGTATGTCATAGAAGTAGGCTTGACTCCATCTTCTACGGACTACACCATCAACAAATAGTAATCTGTTAGGATGTAGATTTTCTGTTAGCCATGTCAATACTTGAGTATCAGATGGCTTATTGAAATGTAATAATTCTCTCACTAAGTCTCTATCTCTTATTCTAAGATAATCACTTACCAATGAGAAAGTGTCTCTTTCATATGAAAAAGGCTTCTCGCTTCTCGGTGCAATTTCATGCATTTTTTCAGCGAGATAATTCTTAGAACCTGCTCTTTTAATTTGACACATTGATTTAATTTCTTTAGGAATGCTCTTTTCATTGATAGATGTGATAACAACTTGTCCTCGATAAGTTCTGAGGATTGAAAGAATTGCTGTTTTATCTGGCTTGTAGTGGGCATCTTCGATAATGATGCCATTCTCTACTGGTATTGAACCAATGTCATAATCAATATCATTAGCGTAGAATACTACTGGGTCGTTTACAAAGGTCTTAGCCTTCGTAGATTTACCTGTTCCTATTTTTCCAGTCAAAAGAATTGGTCTTATTTGTTTTAAATTACTAAATCCCATTATAATACACCTTTAATTTTCATTAACACTTCCAACCCTTCGAGAGTCTTGTGTCTATTTTTATTGATAATATGCATAGTTTGTTTGAAATCTTTTAGATTATTGTTACGGTCTGGTAAGTCGGGTAATAGTTTTTCTACCTTCAAAAGATTATCTTTACCAGTAATTTTGAGCAGGGGTCTTCCTCTAGTCGAGGATTCTGTTTCTTTAAATAGGGTCGTGATTCCCTGCATAGCGAGGCTTCTTTCAATACCCTTAAGAAACTC